CGTTCCAGTCCTTGCTGCTGTTGCCAGTGCCATCACCGAAGAACATGGAGTTGAAGCCTTCCTTCATTGATTCTTCAGCCTGCATGATCTTCGCTTCAAGAAGGTTGACCATAGCCTGCTCACCATTGTTCTTCGCTTCTTCGATACCCGAAATAGCGACAGAAGCAGCGTACTGCTTCCAGTCAAATTCCGCAGCAGTGATACCCGACTGAGGAGTCAACGAAATGGTGTCGTAACCTGAGTACGAAGCCACAGTTGAGTTTTCACCATAAATCAATGGTTCAACAATGTTCGTACCACCATTCAACATGCGGATACGACCCTTGTCCATCAAGAAATAGGTCAAAGGACGAGCGTTGAAAACGTTGTCAGTAAGTGTTTTGCGGTAGTTAGCAACTGTCGTTGCCAACAGAGTTTGTAGCGCATCTCCATGAATAGCCATAATAATACCCCTTTAGGTTAAGAAATTCCGTGTTGTCGTTTCGCAGCAGCCCAAGCGTCTGCGACTGATTTGACAGATCCAACCTCATCCTTAGCACTTCTAGCAGAAGTAGCACCTGAAACAACAGACGCTGCACGTTTCGCCTCAGTAGCCTTAGTGACACGTTCAGTTTCTACTGAACGTTTAGCACTAACACGGTCAAAAGCGATCTGCTTAAAGACTGCTTCAAGATTTGTATTCCCCTGCGCAAGCGCAGCAGCGACAACTTCTTGAGGATTAAAGTCTTCACCATATGTGTTTTGCAACCTTTGGATTTCAGTTTCAAGCCTTTGCTGCGCCTGCATTTGCTCGAAAACGCTCACACGTTTATCGATCTCCTGCAGTCGCTTATCAACTGGATCATCCAAACTGTAATCAGTTAGATAAGGATCATCATCCACCATGCGTTGTGCTTCTTTTCTTGAAACACCATAATGTTCAGATAACAAATCTAAAGTTCCAGCAGGATCATTATCCAGCGCCTGCCTAATGGCAGAAGCCCACTGAAGTTCCTGACGTTGCTGTGCTAGTTCCTGTGTCTTACGGGTATAGTCCGATTGACGACTGTAACCAGCAACTGCTTCAGATAGAGGAACACGTACATCAGCGCCATCAACTTTTACAGTGACATAATGGTCACCATATTCGTCAACGTCCAATAACGGAACATCTACATCCGCTTCACCCAAATCCTCGACTTGTCCGTCATATACGGGGTCTATATCGGGGGTATTATCGAGTATGTCACTCACTTGCTCTCCTTAGAGTCCTAATGGTTGCTCTATAGATATATATCTGCGTTACATAGTATTAGGTAACTGCATGCCTAATCTGCTTGACAACGCTGCTAAAACAGCGGGGTCAACACCTGACATTTGATCAGGACTCATAGCCATAGGTGCTCCACCACCCATGTCAGGCATGGGTGCTCCACCTTGTGGTGGCATCATTTCCTGTGGTGGCATAGCACCTTCAGGTGGCATGCCACCCATCTGAGGAGGAGGAGGTGGTGCTTGCTGAATGAACTGATCAGGGTTCTTAATACCAAAACCAAACTGAAGAACATGCGCTGCAAGAGCAGGCATGTTAATAAGTCCAGCACCAGCAAACGGCGACATAGCATCAACCATCTGTAGCGCCATCTGTCGTCGGAACGATTCATTCACAGGTGCTGTAGAACCAGCCTCAACTTCAAAGTCAAACTCGCCAGCAATATAGTCAGAATCAAAAGTGACCCACAAAGGCTCACCATCTTTACCAACAATACGAGCAACCTGCTCACCAGTCATGAACTGTTCAGCAAGAGCAACAAGACGATAAGCGACCTCAGCAATAGCGCCTTCAATGGTGGCTAACTTGTCTGCTGCACGAGCGTTGGCAGCATCTTGAACGATTGCTGCTTCAGTTGCTGTACGACGAATCTCAGGAACACCACCACGCTGATACTCAGATACACCTGAAACAGTTTGAATGTCACCTTCAATAATGTCTGACTGACGATAAAACTCAGGAGGAGTAAGAACAGCAGGGAAAGGAGCAACAACGTTCTGAAGGTTCTCATCACTTGAAACAGGGACAAGAACATTGTCGTAATCTGATTCTAAAGCCGAGCGACCATCAGCATCGAATGCTGATTCCTTAAATAGATACTTACGTGAGTACCGTTTACGGTGATTCATCATCTGAGTACGAGTCGCATTCAACTCACGTTGAAGTGGCTCAATAGCCTCAAGATCACCCATAGGATAGAAGTAGTCAGGAATGTCATAGTTGCGGATCATTACAAAGGGATGACCAAACGCATACGGCATATCCATAGGCTTAACTAAGAACTGTTGACAGCCCTCAGCAAACACACACATTGTTTTCTTAGCGATGTCGTAGTATTCCCATACTTCAACATAGCCTTCTTCAGTGTCCTGAATTTGGCGCTTATAAGGATCATCACTGTAACGTCCCCATGACGTAGCGTTGATGCTGTCACGAGCAGAACGTGAATAACGTTTATCTGACTTAACTTCTTTTAGGCTACGACGAATACGTTGCGCAATCCAACGAGCGTCATACATAGAGGTAGCATCAGGGTCAACGAACACATCAAATGGCGATACACGTTCAACAAAAGGACGATCTTCAGTCACGATAATGCTGGGGGTAATTTCATTACCATCAGCATTCGGATCGGAGTGGTCACCTTCTTGATCTATGGATTCTTCTTCAACATAACGATAACCAGCCTTAAGCCAGCCATGTCCAACGATTAGGAAGTCTTTGACTGCACGACGAAATTCGGGACGAATCTTATAGTGCTTCCACCAGTAGTTGACAACAGCCTCGGTAATGATTGCTTTAGGTGCATCTTCAGGGCGACGAGAGTTAACAGCGATCTTAGGGTAGTTAACAGCCACACTAGGTGCGATAACGTTTACCGTTGAGAACGAAATGTTAACAAGAAGACGATCTTCATCAGAGATGTCTTCATAATGCCGACCACGATAAAGGTCGATCAAACGTCGCCATGTGTCGTCGTATTGTTCTTCTCTACGCCAACGTTTACAAACAGAAATCTTTTTTTGATACGCTGAAAGTAGATCAGAGTTTGATTGACGAGCCATTATTACTCACCATCAATGCTGTTGATATATTCTTCTGAAGCACGATAAACGAAGTTGATGAGTGCGCCAACACCAGTCCAAAGGGCTGTCTTCCAAATCTCTAAACCGCCTACAGCACCACCAACAAGAATACCTGTTGAAGCAAACACAAATGTTGCTACTGCTTTCTTGGCTGATTCTGAATACTTCATAATCCCTCTTTCAAGTGGTAATCAATATGATCGTCTAAACGATCATCTATGTGGTCTACCTTGTCTTCAATACGGCGAAGAACTTTGTAGTTCTCGCCATGTTCCCTAGTGTTTTTAGAATCAAATCTTTTTAAAGCCAACATCAAAGGACCACCAATGAGTGCGACGACAATCGGGGTGATCCAATGCATGTCAGACCCAACGAGTTCCAACGGGTTCAGCCTTGATACCAGCGTTGGTAGCCTGCCTCATTTGTTCATCTTGACGCTGCTTGATAGTTGGACCATGAAAGTCCTCTTTGCCATGAGCGAAACCTAAACGAATACCTTTTACGTGGCAAGCAAAACAGACAGCACCTCTACGTGGAAGTACGTCAAAAGAGAACAGTTTGTCACATTCTGTGCAGTTAATAGATCCCATCACAGTATAAGTAGATCGTTACCTACGACCTACGTGCGTTATATGCTCCCAAAGGTACGGGTTTCAGCCCATCATCGCCATGAATAACGAATCTTTCAAACCAACTCAAACTGTACTTTGGTGGTGGCACTTCAGCCCGATACTCAGGCAACCAAACAAACTTCAACATCTGATGAGCAATAGCCAAAGACATCACCCTGTCGTCGTGAGGAGACCCATGCATCTTCCCATTAGGGTCACGCACATATGTCTTCAACTCTGCAATTGTTCGTTCGTCAAAAATGAAGATGTCTTCATCACGGATAGATCCAGCCAACTCGTCAATAGCCAAAGGCTTTGACGCAGTTGTAGTACGCCAACCCATAATCTCAGTAGCCTCAGGATTACGCTGCTGCAAGCGACGTTGACGATACAAATTCTTGTATCCATAACGTTGCAAAGCCTTAATCGTGGTTAGACCGTGGTTGTTATTTTCAACACCCAGTAGAGCATCGTTGTACCACCAGCCGACCTCTGCTAAAGCATCCCCAAAAAGATCAGGTTCAATATGCCCATGCCAGTGAGCCACAACCTTCATAGACCTAGCCTCAATAATATGCGCCGACGAATAGTCACCATGCCCAAGACCTTCAGCAACGTCAGCACCAATTACATACGTACCCTCAGGGTGCGGATACTCCCAAATAGCAAACTCACCATCAGGAGTTTCACGATACTCAGGATTCTTACGAGAAATAACATGCAAATAACCACGATCAGGTTCTGCAACTTCATACTCCATCAAGCGATCAATATCGAAAACAGGGTTACCCGACTTAATAAACGCTTCCTCAGGTGTGCGAGGATATTCCTGATGCAACTGCCATGAAGGCATTGTTCTAGATTTAGATTCGTACCAGTCTTCGTCACGGTCACCAGCAGACCAAGGCCAAAAAATACCTTTAAACAAGTTTGCTTTAGTTTGCGAACCCACCCACATCTGATGAAAAAAGTTTCCTGAACCGTTAGCCGTAGATAGACAGATAACACGACCACCAACGTCAGCAATTGGCTCAATAGAAGCCCACGCTTCTTCAGAGTTAGGCAAGAACGCCATCTCGTCAACAATAACAAGATACACAGACTCACCACGAGCAGGATCATTACCCGAAGGTAATGATTCAATCGCAGACTCATTAGAGAACGTCATCTTCAACTGATTATCAGACGTGATATCAGGACCACGTTCCTTCATCCACAAAGGAATGAACTTAAAACCGTACTTAGACTTCTGTAGCAACTTGGCTGCCTCTCGTTCAGTACGAGACAACATGACCACAAACCTGTCAGACCAAAAGAACGTCAACCAAAACGCATACGCTGCAGCCAACGTAGAGAAACCAATCTGTCGTGCCTTTAACACCACGCTATAGCGGTTGGACAGCCAAGCACGAATGGTTTCGATCTGCGCTTCACGCATATCGAAAACAATACGTCCACGCTCAGGATGTTTAATGTGCCAATAGTTATTACAGAAGTATTCAAACGCCTCAACTAACTCATCAATTGAAGCATCGTCTGGTCCTTTGCACTTACGCCATTCCTTCTCATTGAGAAGTTCACTCAGATCCATTTTTCCTCATCTTAGGGGGTTCAGGTTCTTCAAACTGACCGCACGATGGACACTTCCATCTACATGCCACAGGTGGATACTCTTCACCACAAACAGGGCATTCAACTAACTTGCTCATACAACACGAAGTTTACGTGACTCCTGCTCACGAGAAGCCACAGCAGCAATAAGATCATCCAGTTCCTTGTCAGATAACTCGGCAGTACCTTTCTCGGACTTTACAGTCAATGTAGGTGGAGTCATCCGATTGGTGGCTTGTAAATACAATTGTGCTGCCTTAATGTCGCCGCCTAGAGCACGCTCGTAAAGCGTGTCTAAAAGCCTCTGAGATCGCTCAGGAGAGCCTTGAACGTCATCAACCTTGGATTGCCACATCTTGCGGAAAACGTCCTTCTTTTCCCATCGTCGTAGCGTAGAAATGTTCACGCCTACAGATTCGGCGTACTTCTCTTTAGACGCAGGGACACGCTCGGACGGGGGTGTACACAGCCAGCCGATATACGACTCTTGGCGAGCGTCCAGCACGTTTTCTTCAATACTCATCAAAATACAGGCAACTTCGTTACCTGTTGCTATGTTACCGTTGGGTAGTGTAACGGGTAACGTTTAGGTTAGGGGCTTACAGTTATCAACGAGTGCTACCGCAGGGACGCACTCGTTGATCTATAACTAGTCCTCGTGCGACGACAGGAGCAATAATGCCACAAGTAGGAAACAAACACTTTGCCTATACCGCTAAGGGTAAGGCTGCAGCCAAAAAGGCAGCAGCCAAATCAGGGATGAAGATAGAATACGCTTCGCCTGCAGCAAAGAAGCGCCACGAAGGCAAAGAGACCCCAGCCAAAAAGAAGATGGAGCGACGACAAGGTAAGTCATGAGCATTAAACGTGGATCTGAAACCTTTGCAGGGTACAACAAACCGAAACGTACCCCGTCACACCCCAAGAAGTCACACGCTGTCCTTGCAAAAGAAGGTAGCACTGTCAAGTTAATCAGGTTTGGTCAACAAGGTGTCAGTGGCTCACCCAAAAAAACAGGAGAATCTGCCTCATACAAGGCTCGTAGAGAATCATTTAAAGCACGACACGCCAGCAACATCAGCAAAGGCAAAATGAGTGCAGCGTACTGGGCAGACAAGGTCAAATGGTGAAGAAGAAAACCCCCAAAATACCACCCCTAGTCGAAATCTTTTGGGAAGACCACTACAGCATGGGAGACAACTGGCACGAACCCGATGCCAAACACGAACCCTGTGTCCTATCAGCAGTTGGCTACCTTGTCGCAGAGAACGAACAGTATTACTGGGTCGCTTGCACCTACGAACTAGCCACAGGTAACTACAGCGCAGGGACAGCAGTTCTAAAGAACTGCGTCACCTACTTCTGTGAGCACATGCCAGCCCGAAAAATACCCTAAAACATATCCCCATCTGCGACGACAGAGTCCAAGGACACCCTAAACAGCCCTTAGTGACCATCGTCACCCCAACATATACAACCATCACGATTTGGCTACGCCCCAAGGGACTCCTATTAGATCGCTACCGTACACCCACCCATGCCCCACCCTTCACATGTGACAATACAGGCACAATAGAGCCGACCAATAGAAACAGCACTATTGCGGAATTCCCGTGAAACCATAGGTGTACCAAGCAATCATGCATGGTGCGCCACCGCCTGCAAGCCTCAGCCTGCATGTGTGGTGGGATCATATCAACATCAAATTAATACACCCTGTATTAAATCACAAAGGAGAAATATCATTAACACTCAATCAACCGCCTGCAATTTTGCAGCCCATGAAAACAAGATCAATGCGGGAGCGTTGACCGAACTACAAGGATGGTGGTCTGCAGCGCAGGAATGCATCAAGAATTTCCACAAGAAGAACGGCACGCCTAACGTGATGGATTATGCACGTGTTGCTCATGCAATTTCGTATGCGAATCGCAACAAGAATAAAGGTCAATTCTTCTCGCAAGCAACCATTCAACAGCAGGTCAATGCTTGTGTTAAAGCAATCTTGTTAGGTCACAAGGTCACTGACTTTTCAAGTGTCAAGAACATTAAGGACACTTACGCCAAGGTTGGTACTCGCACTGTTAAGCCTGCACCTAAGAAGACCAATGTGAATGCATTGTTCATGACCGCAGAGTTCAAGGCTCTTCCTGCAGAGATGCAGAAGAAGATCAAGAACGCTGTTAAGTGAAATTAATACAACTTGTATTAAATTCATTGTCGAATCGCCGTGAGGCGACTAGCAGAGATCGCCTACTGCTACTGATGAGACAGGCGCAACCGAAAGGAAATTAAAATGGATAAGTATCAATTAGTTGAGTTCCTTCAGCAGAGGGAGCAAGAACTTGATGACGTTATGGCTAGTCTTCAGCGTGTTCGTGCAGTGTTGAATGATGCACGTATCAAGTCTGAAATAGAATCAGAGGAGCGTCGTATTCGTTTGAATACGTTGCGTGCTAAGGCAGGTTTGCCTGTTAAGCCTCGTCCTGTTATCACACTCACACACATCACAGAAGGAGAATGAAATGAATGTATTCGTTAACGGTAAGAACGCTGTCCCTAATAAGGTCAGCGTTGACGATCTTGATCTGTTCATTGAAGAATGTGCAGATTATTTCGGCATCGACATTGATCAGCGTCCATCGGTGTTTCGTGCGATGGCGAACAAGTTTGACAAAGCGTCTGACGACTTTGGTATTGCGATGCAGATTGCGTGGGATGTTGCGCAAGATATTGTTGAGCGTCTGAACAGTTTGACTGTCGGCGCACAGTTCACGATCACTGAAGAGAATGGGCAGGAAGTTTTTCTTCTTGCTTAATTAATACACCTATATTAAAACCAACCCGAAAGGAAACGAAATGAAAATTATCAACTTAAGCGACACGCTTTTACAGCGTGCCGACGAATTCCATTTGTATATGGGTCACTCTAAACGGTGGACTGATCAAGAGTGGAAGGAGTATGCAAAAGATGTGTATGCAGAGTTTGCGAAGTTCAAACCAATGTTCGGTCTGCAGAACACGCCTAGCAAACTCACGTCAACTGACAAAGGCAATCTCAAGATCGCCAAGAATGCTTTGCCTACGATCACACTCACAATGAACAGCGCTCGTAGCACTGTCGTTGAGGGTGTCACGTACGACACTTGTGAGAATGCAGGTTCATGCATCAAGGTGTGTGTTCTTAAGCATGGCAAGGGTTCGTTCAATAAAGTGCAAGCAGCACGTAACTGGCGTACGTACTGCTTTGCTGCAATGCCTACTGCATTCATGCTTGTGTTACGTCACGAGATCATGCAAGCGACAGAGAAATACGGACTCATGTCGATGCGCTTGAATGTCAATAGCGATCTGCCTTGGTGGGCAGTGTCACAGAAATTGTTCGGTGATCTCACTGTGCAGGCTTATGACTACACGAAAGATCCAATGATGATGCAACGCTTCGTTGAGAATGGTCATCAGATACAAAAGAATTATCGTCTTATCTATTCGTTCAATGAGAAGACGAGTAAGCATCTTGATCTGATGGATGCGTTCTTGTGTGCAGGTGGCAGTGTTGCTGTCGTCACCAATCGCAAGAAAGGTGAACCTGTTATGAAAGAACTCACGTTAGGTGTTGATGCCTACCGTGTAATTGACGGTGACCTCACTGATGATCGCTTTAACGATCCTCGTTCGGTCTTCGTTGATCTGTATGCGAAGGGCTATGCGCTCTCTCGTAAGAATCTGCTAGTGCAGAATGTATATCCATCCACAAACAAGAAAGGAAAGTGAAATGAATTTAGAACACAGCAATGAGGTAACAGTTTTCAATCAACCAACAACACAAGGAGAAACCAAAATGGAAAAGACCACGACACTTATCGAGATCATTCATGACTCACGCATTCATGATTATCAGTTAGCGGCTTATGTCGTCAATGGCTACAAGTCAGCACGTTACGATGATCAGTTCAGTGAAGTGCAAGCCGAACCAATCGGTCTGACTGACATCATGAACAAGACTGATGAATACAACGAACGTCTTGCCGACAATGTTCGCATGAATCAAGCCAACACGTTCCAGCGTGAGCGTTTGTCTGAGGCGTATCGTCAACACTCAGAACTCGTTGATGCGTTTCAGATGTTCATTGACAAGTTAGTTGATCGTGATTATCTGACCGAAGATTCAGACATGTGGCGAATGCTTGAACAGTTGTTCAACGACAACACTCTTCAGCGTCCGTTCTACGAAGAGCGCACACTCAAGTTTGATGTCGTCACTACTCAGCGTGTAACTATCACGGCTCGTGTTCCTAAGTCGTACGATAAGGACGAGTTGTACGATCTGTTCAATTCACGCATCAGTGACGCTGCTGACAACGGTGATCTTGATTACATTGACACTGATGACACTGATGATGTCACCAATATTGACGTGAGCATTGATGATCCCGATTGGGACGTTGAGACTGTCTCCTGAGATTTAATACACCTGTATTAATTCGTGTCGGGTGGGCGCACTCATGTGCGCTCACCTTACACTCACCCAACACAACACAACATGAAAGGAACAGACATGGTAGATCCAAAAGAAGTATTAGCAAGCCTGAAAGAGAGGCACAAAGAGTTGAAGCGCCTTGAGGCACTCAACCCTTGGGAGCGTGAAGGTGATCTATGGAATCAGATCATTGCCATCTCTCGTGTCGATGGCAACAACGATATCCCTAAGACTTTACGTTGGGAGATCTTTGGCATTGAACAAACCATTCGTGTAGTTAAAACCCGTATTTGGGAAGATCTAAACTGGAGAGCAATATGAGTGGAAGAAGAATGCTCACCGTAAAGGAGCGTCATCTATTAACTGAATTTGCTATAGAACAATTCAACACTGTTGATGGCAATGAGTTAGGTGATGATTGGTGGACTGCCCACATGGGTTATGACATCAACATTTGGTATGACTACGAAGACAAGTGTTACGTAGCGACTGCATACTCAGTTAAAGATGGTTATACAGAGTCAAGTGTTTACGAACGTCTTACAAATTTAAACTAACAACAACAAACAAAAGGAGAAAATCATGTCATTAGATTATGACTTCAGAAAAACAAATATCCCATCAGAGAATCTAAATCAGATGTACAACAGTCATTGGGGGGGTGAGCAATACTCTGACCTCAAGCCACAGTACAAAGCAATGGTGTTTGTGACTATGGCTGTCGCTATTGGTTACATTCGCAACGAGAAAGAAGCAGAAGAGATGTGGCATCGCATCCGCTTCTACGAGAAGATGTTCTCACCTCTCATGACATACTCGCAAGACGTTGCAGAGACTGTCAAGCACACGCTTGATGGTGTTGAGCGTGAGTTCATCATGCTTGATGGCAGAGATGCAGAAGGTAATAGTCGCACATTCAAGTGTGGTCTCTTCCCATTCCCTGTCGATGATGTGTTTGAGGGACGCTTACCTGAGTTAGAGAAGATGGACGAACAAGAAGTGTCCTACTACTTTGAATCACTCAGTGAAGTAGAAACCATTATTGGTAAGCGCAACTTCCTATTGGATCAGTACACGGTGTACCGCATGGATTACATCCATCGTACTGGTGACTCCATCCTGACTCGTGACATCGTCCATGAGTGCATTGGTATGCGCACCAACGTCACAACCAAGACTCGTGCGTCTTGGTTGAAACATCTGATGAAGCAACGTGAGTTGTTCCCTGCTACTGATGCGTTTGCGAAGGTGTCATCATGATTATCGTTTACGTCATCCTGTTATGCGCCTGCTTGCTTGTTGTCGGCGCTATTTGGTGTGCTTATGAGATCGGCAAGAGTGTCGGCGCTCATGAAACACTGCAAGCAATGCGCAAGTTCAACAGAAGTAGGGGGGTGATATAACACCGCATGTTCAGTTCTAACGTGTATAGTTTTAAAGTAAGTCAAATCAACCAACAACAAACAAAGGAGAAATTATCATGGGTAAAGACAAGAACGGTGTTATCGGTGGAGTCACAAGCGGAGCGTTCCGTGAAGTGCCTTGGCATGGACTCGGAGAGTCACGCAACAACAAAGGTGAAGTCGTCGGTATCAAGACACCAATCACTGATGACATTCGCACAGGACGTGACCTGCTTGTTACTGCAGGGCTTGACTGGACTGTTGAGAAGCGCACCCTTCAGGAGTTAGGACTCCTTCAGGAAGACGCAGATCAGTACGCTGCAATCATCCGAACCGACAAGCAGCGCATCCTTGGTATGCATTCAGAGAAGTACGGCGAGGTACAGAACGAGTTGCTCGGTCAGTACACGGACGTGATCATGAAGGCACGTGGTGATGCGTTCCCTGTCTCTGCTGTAGAACTGTGGGGTGGCAAGGTTGTGTTCCTTGTGATCGAGTTCCGTGACATGGTCAAGGTCGTCCGTAAGGATGGCGACACTGGCAAGGATGGCGACACGATGAGTCGCTACATGGGTGTGTATACATCGCATGATGGTTCGTACCCTCTTGCTGTGAAGTACATGAACAACTTGTGGGTGTGTCAGAACACGTTCACTCCTTGGAATGCTCAGACTGGGTTCATGATTCGTCACACACGCAATGCAAACGACATCGCTGTGTCTGCTATCAAGTCTCTTGAAGAGATGATGACATCGTTTGATCAGTTCGATCTTGAGATCAATCGTCTTCTAGATATTGATGCAACTAAGCGCACGCTGACTCAGCAGGTCATCCCTGCTGTTATCGGTTCACGTCCTACGGACAGTGGTCGTAGTCAGTCCATGTATGACACTGCATGGGATGCAATCGTTGCAGAGTGGAATGAGAAGACTCGTGGCGAGACTGCGTTTGATGCTGTCATGGCTGTGCAGGGTTACGAACAGCATCGTTCGGTGATCCGTAATAATTCACGTGACGTTGCGTCGATTCGTCGTCTGCTACGTGACGACTTCCCACTCACTGCTAAGGCTGTCTCAGCCTTCGCCTGATGTAATATCGGTGGGTGGCGCTTGCGCCACCCACCAAACCAATCCACCAACTAACAGAAGGAAACAACATGCAAGAATTAACATTAAACCTATCCCTAGAAGAAGTAATGGCTCTTCATAAAACGCTCGGCATTGCGATTGACAACCTGTCAAACAAAATGTTCAAGCACATCGACAACAAGAACCTGTTGAAAGCATCGCAGGTTGACATGCAACTTCTTGTAGCAATCCAGCAACAAGTCCTAGACATCATCACGGAGGTTGAATAATGGAAACAAATAAGAAATGGTACACAGTCACATTCACACCAATCGTTCACATAACGATTGACGAGGACGGTCTTCTCATGGAGAAATCAATTGACTTTGGTTCTTCATGGACTGGCGACATTCTTCGCTACGACAGATTGTTTGATGATGACGACGCTGAAGTTGTTGAAGACATTCCAGAGATCAATCGCATCGTCGGCTTAGCCGACGATGCATGTTGGTCACTGAGCCTTGAACAGCGATTCATCCACTTCAAGGAGTTCGGAAATGAGCCGTTCTAATTCAGACAATCTGAAACGCTGGGTGTGTCTCAAATGCGGAGGCAAGATAACAACACATCTACCTTTGAAGGCTGCGCCGACATGCAGCAAACACACTGGTCACCCAGCAATGACAGAGACAGATAAGAAGTGAGATGTAGCCACACACCAAAAGTGTGTGGCTACACTTGTTTCCACCGCACGACGACACGTCGTCGTTATACTGCGAGCAGAGCGAGCCACTAGTCCTAGATCAACCGAAGCCCTAAGGCTTCGGTTGATACAGTAAACAAAACAAACAAGGAGAAAAAATGCCAAGACAATTACCCACGTACACCTGCGGTGTCGACGCACACGACATTGACTGTCTCTGTGATGTCGTCGTCAAGACCCCAACGCCGATTCTCGTTGACCCAGTCAACGGTTGGCAAGGAGAACACATTGCAGAATTTCTAGATCTCTGCGTCCCTTGGACGGACGCAAAGATATTCAAGTTCTTGACAGCGCAACTCATGTTCCACGATGAGTTCGCAATCATCAAGAAGACAGCGTGTTTAACAGAATCAGATCGTAATCAACGTCGCAAGTTGACACCATTCGAGATGACTGACGAACAACACAATGAGATAGTTGGTCGTGTACAATTGGGCTTCCCCAGTGTTGCGATCCGTGTGTATGCAAAATGCAAGTTCGGGGTGACGATGTCGCCGTATCAAGCAAACCTATTCGTACAAAAATATAAAGGAGAACAGCAATGAGAATTGAAAAGCGTGAACACGGTACAGATGTGTACGTTCGCCAATCATGGATTGGTGACGCACTCATGTGCAACGAACGTGGTCGTCAAGGAATGATCAGGGAAGAATGGAACATGCCGAACGATGCAACCATCCTCGGCACAGCAGTCCATGCTGGCATCGCCAGCATCCTTGAAGGCAAGGGTGAAGGCATCAAGGTTGGACTCGCAGAGTTAAACAGACTCCTTGATGAACCTTTCAACCGTGTCAAGTACACGAACGAGCAACTGTACGATTACGTACACGAACTCGTAACAGAATTCGACAAGAACATTCTTCCCCACGTTGGCGAAGTAGTTGGTGTTGAAAAAGAATTCCATTTTGAACTGGACAAGTTCATGCTCGGTGACGAGCAGATCACTGTCTACGGCAAAGGAACAATGGACTGTCTCACCACCACAGGTGTGTGGGACTGGAAAACTGCAGCACGTAAATACAACCAACGTGACAAGCAGTCGCAAGCAGTTCAACCAACCATGTACGCTGCAGCAGCAGTCGCTAATGGATGGTTGGAATACCCAGCAACATTCAAGTATGGGGTTTTAGTTCGTGGTGGATCGGCACAAATACTGTCTGTTCACCGTAACGAAAGCCATGCCGATTGGCTTAAAGAGATGGTCCGACCTTTCATTAGGCAGGCACTCTTAATCGGAACAGATGACTCGTGGACTAAGAATGACACACACTACTTGTGTAGTCAGACTTGGTGCTCGTACTGGTCAATCTGTAAAGGAAGCAAGTTAACTTCATCAGACATACAACCACAGGAAGGATCACAAAAATGATCAGCAAAGACCAATCCATCGTCACGCAGGTTGCAGCAAAGATCGCTGCAGATCTGATCGTGAAGGACACGAACACCATGAGCAACATTGCAGAGTGGCTTATCGCTTTTGACGCAGTGAGCGAAGCCCTTAACAATGCACATGGTTTCACTACCGATCACGGTGTTGAAATGCTTCAGCAGACATTCCCTAACTCAACTGTTGAAGAAACAGTTGAAGCACCTAAGCCCACGTTCACCAAGGCTGCATCACCACAACCACAAACTGGTGGCTCGATTGTCGTCGCAGGCAAGCAGCATGGCGATCTTCCTAACTGGTTGATCACCGCATGCAAGAAGGCAGGCGTGGCTCGTGTGTGGGACAATCGTGACCAAGCAGTTGGCACGAAGCGTCCTTGGTTCAAGCAGGCAGACGCAGTTGAAGGTCAAGAGCCTGCAGCATTTTGGCCACCACGAGGTGCTAACTGATGTCAGCCATTGATTTGGCTGCACGCTGGGAAGCGTTGGGGAGAGGCGAGGAATCGCCTCTCCCCACAACACCAGTGGAACAGAAGCCACATACGTACTACAAACCATTGGAAGACGCAGCAGACGAATTCGTTCGCTGGGCGCAGTCTCCACATGAACGTATCTACACTGGATTCAACGACTTGGATCGTGAGATGCGTGGCATCGCTGCTGGCGAGATGGCATTGATCATTGGATACAGCCACAGCGGTAAGACGTTGACGTTGCTTGAGATGCTTAAAGCGAATCGCAACAAAAACATCATCTACTTTGTTCCTGATGAACCTCGCACACTCGTGCTTATCAAACTTGCTTGCGTCACACATGGTGTGAACGCAATTGATTTGGAACGAATGATCGCAGCAGATGACCCAACAGCAATCAACTTACTTAAAGAAACAGCCAACGAACACTTCCCAACGCTTGCAGTTTTAGATCAACCAATGGCTCTGTCCGATATGGAACGAGCAATGTCCGAAGTGTCCGACATGTGGAATCAGAAACCTGACCTTGTCGTATTTGACTATCTCGAATTGTTGCAAGGTGGTGGCGAAGATGTGCCATCAAAAGCAAACACTCTTAAAGCATGGGGGCGACGACACGATGTTCCTCTTCTCGTACTTCATCAGACTTCTCGTACGTCAGGTTCTGAAGGTAAGAAGATGACGATCTCATCAGGATCGTTTGGTGGTGAACAGCAAGCGACACACATCATTGGTGTGCGTCGTAAGCGTTTTGAAATTGATGCACAGATCCGTGAACTTGAAGCCAAACTGGACAAGTCTTCTGCGTCGGAACGTCAGATGGAACAACTTGATTTCCTCCGTTACGAAGGACGCATTCACGCTCACACCCTCACGTTGAACCTTGTGAAGAACAAGCGTCCATCGGGAAGTCTCATTGATGACATTGACTTTGAAATAGAACAAGGTTCGGGTCGTCTGTCTCGTCTGCGTGAAGGCGAGTTGCCTTCACAGTTCTTGAGAGAGTCAGCAAATGGATGAAGCAATCTGCGGTGGTTTTATCGCACTGTTTCGTGGACGTGGCGATGCCTATGGTTCATGGGATGGTGGATGCGTAAAGTCCACGTTGACACCATCACACTTTGCTAACCATCTAGATTCAGGACCATTCATTGGCGTGTACCCATCAGTCCCTGTTGGTGGAGAGATCCACTGCGTGTGGGGATGCACTGACATTGACTACGACAATCCTGATGAAGCATGGCTTCTGCATGACGCATTCGAGGCTGCAGGTGTTGTGTCGTGGGTAGAGAAGACTCGTCGTGGCTACCACATTTGGGTGTTCACTCACAACCTGATTCCAGCGTCGCAGATGCGACGCATGTTCCTCGCTGCACACAAAGTCATTGAACTCCCAGCGAAAGAAGTCAACCCGAAGCAAGAGAAACTTGCTACTGGACAAGTCGGTAACTACGTACGTTTGCCCTACCCGAACTCAGGTGGCTTGAACGAACGTGTCATGGTCACACGTGATCTACAACCGATCCCGATTGAAGTGTTCGTACCTCAAGCACTTGAACAACGAACACCACAAGATGTCATTGCACGAATCGCTGCAATGTACAAAGAGCCGACAGTTACCTACACTGTCAGCGCACCTTCACATGACATGGCAGAGTCGGCACGACGACTGACACCACTAGGTAGAGCCATCTTCAGAGATGGACCTATTGAGGGACGTGACAGATCAACAACGCTGACGCATTTAGCACACGAATGTCGTAAAGCATCTCTCAATCCTGAGGATGCCATGAGTATCTTGGAGGATGCTGATTTAAGATGGGGAAAATATCTGATACGAGGCGAAGTGGGACGACTGGAACTGGAGAAGTTACTGGTTCGAGCATACGGTCACATTCAATCTTCATAGAGGGACGACCACACCCGAAAGACAGACCACGAGCAGCAGTCACAAAGGCTGGCAAAGTGTTCATGTACACGGCAGCAAAAACTGTTAAAGCAGAAAAAGATATTGCTGCTGCATGGGATGGGCCAGTGTTTGAAGGTGAAGTAGCAGTACACATTGTCGTTGACAAAGATGGTGCTGCAGTCATCGTTGAACGAGTTGACCTTGATTCCAAAACAACGTTACGTGGCGACATAGACAACTACGTTAAAACCATCCTTGATGGTTTGAACGGTGTCGCATGGAAGGACGACTCACAAGTCGTCAAGATCACGGCGGTGAAAGCATGAGCAACTACAAGAACCAGCCTTGGTCATCACGCATCAAACAGATGGGTGACACAGCAGAGACAGCATTTGAATCTGTCCATCCCACAGCCCACAGGCTTGGGATGTTGCGACCAGCATTTGATACACGCAACATGCGTGACACCATGCGGTACGCACCTGACTACATGCTCCCCGATGGCTTATACGAAGTCATGGGATGCGCTTCTAGAGGAGACAGTCTGCTGAAGACACGCTTTGACAAACTGACATCAATGTCAGTATGGCAAGCAGTAGGACCAGTCAACCTTTGGATTTGGGACTCAAGCAAGAAACGCTACTGGGTCGCACCACTAGCAGACTGGGTCAAAGCATTCCACAAATTCGGTGAGGTTGACAGATTCCCTGACAACAACAAACCATACTTTGCTCTACACATTGACTACTTCCCAACAGAACCGATTCGCCATGACATTCAACCCTGATCTGCTCGCAGCAAAACCAGTAACAGAAATGGATTGGCTGCTACAACATGGCGACATTATCGAATCCGATAACACTTCCCACATTGAGGCAGTGCAGGATGCGATTGAGTTGCTGTCACCGCAATCAAAGTTCTGTGTCGAGGCAATCTTCTATGAAGGAATCCCGTACAGCAAACTTGGTGAACGCCTTGGCGTGAGCAAACCTCACGCATGGCGTTTGGCTAACAAAGCAATTGAAGAACTACGACAACTACTCACAACAAACAAAACACTCAACGAAAGGTACGACATGTTTGACACATGGGACGAGGCAGCAGAAGCGACACTGAAGAGCATGGACACGTTCTCTACTAAACGCAAAGTAGAAACCAACGAACTGGACAAGTTCGTATTGAACCTCACAGGCTTCGTGTACGACACCATTTATGAAGAAGCAGCAGAGATGGACATGGGCGATCTCGGTTTACTCGCTGCATCACATCTTAAATCTGTTGGTGTATGGAACACTGAAGACATGACCAACCTTCTTGTAAGAAAACAAAAAGATTATGGTCACCAAAACATTTTAGGTTTTGGTCTCATCGGATTGGCAGTACGTCTTTGCGATAAGATCGCAAGACTAAAAACTCTTGAGAAGCGTGGAAGCAAACCACAAAACGAATCTGTTATTGATACGTGGATGGACATCGTTGGCTACTCCGCTATCGCAAGAATGCTTAGCAATGGAACATTCAAACTTAACTTGAAAGAGGAGTCATGACCGAAGAACATGAACCAATTAACAAACCACTGTCGTTTGAAGACATCGCTGCGCTCACAATAGCGACAGTGTTGTACATGGCAAAAGATGATCCGACGATCATCGACACAATTGGTGCGACAGCAGAACGAATCAAGGAGAACTTCGTTGATGAGACTAACGAACCTGAAACTGCTTGACGAACTGTTAGACGAACTGATCAGAGAAGCAGTACAACGAGGTGTGCCGAAGGCATACCTTACGTCTATCTACGATGTTAAAAACAAAACAATGCCAGCAGTAGAAAAAGAAAGAGGTAAGAAACATGTATGACCTGATGGTAATCGCAAGTCTCATCATCAACTTTGTTCTCATCGCATCAATGATCAAGGAGGACAAACGTGGATGACATGACAAATGTTTACAACGACAAGTTCGCATGGCTGCAACACGGCGTACGTAAAGGATGGATGACGTTCCATTGCGCAATGCACGATGGCTACTACACCCCCGAAGAAGAAGAACTATTTGAAGAATACGACGACCCATGTATCCCCATCTACAGGTTCAACCAAGATGAGTGCTTACCATGAGCGACGAATTCTTAAACTCATTTGATCCCAAAGACATTGAAGACCTACAAGCACGAGCAGAAAGAATTGAGTCAGACGCAAACACTTACTACGAACTGGTATTAAGAATCCCCCACGAAGGAGCAGTCGGATTTATTAACGCCTACTTATCTGCAGTAGAAGGAAACATAATGGCAGTGATGGAACTGATGTCGTTCATCACCCAAGTAGTAGAAGCACTCGAATCTAAGATGTCTTAACAGGCTTCAACAAACAAGCAAACACAGCATCCACGTAGCCAGCATCGCTGGCTACGCTGGGGCTGAGTTCAACATGAATCCACGACCCACCACTACCAATGGTGGGTTTTTTGTATACCTGCCACCCATCACGATCACAGCGCCAGCCACGACCAAAAGGTCCACCAAGATAATCACCAATGTATTCCAAACCAAAAGCCTCAGCATGACGCACCAAGAAATCCATCAACGCCAAACCGTCTTCACGGTTGGCGTAACGCAAATCAATAGCACGACCAGTGCCATGAATACTCGGCTTGTCATGCTCACGTTGCAAACGAACATTCCACGTACCAAGACTTTTAATCTTGCCACCATTCAAGAACACAACCCAGTCCTTGAACTTTTCTGTGCCTTTTAACTTCCCTTTACTGTTGCCATCCCAACCCGTATAAGGACGCTTCTTAGTAAACAAACCCATTACTGACCTCCAATAGCAATATTACGAAGAGCCTCGCTCTCCATGACCTGTCGTCGCTTCTCACGATCCCTCATCTCAGGAGTGACCTGACGAACAGGAACACCCAAGAACGACAAGATAGAACCAGCCTGACGACCTTGATACAAATCAGTGGCAGGCAAAAGTCTTTCACCCTGAGCGATTTGTGGAATCAAACCCATCAACCCATAGTTCAACTTGTCAGTCACACCCTGTTGCCCATCAGGCAACTGACGTGACTGACCAAGCACACTCGCTAAAGCCTGTACGGCAGGCGACAACGGCCCACCAATAGCCTGCTGAGGACGATCAGTGAAAGGAACGTCGTTGTACAAACGCTTCTCACTCAACAAAGTTTCAAACGGGACACGCAACGCAGGGTTCACATACGACAACAAACGCTTAGGCTCAGCGAACTGTTGCAACTGCTCATTAACACGGTTGAACCCAAGATCAGGTGACAAGAACCAATTGGAAGTCAACTTCACAGCGCCTTGTTCCTTCATCCAAGAAGGAACAACATCTTCCGAATCGTCCTGACCAATAGCCCTCATACCCTTTTGGTACATCAAGTATGCACGAGGATTCTGATACTGATTCGCAATCTGCAACGGCAGGTTGCGAGACATCCAAAACCAAAATGGCACAATAGAACCCATCACCTGATCAGCAGGAGACTTAGTCGCATAGTCAAACAAGTAACGCTTCACACGAGCAGTAGCCATGTTGAAGTCAGCACCCTTAACGACAGAGTCGTAAGCCAACATGAAACGTGCAGAACCTTCAGCGTACTCGTTAGCCTTACGCAACGCCGTATACATACGGTTGTCTGTTAACCACTTACGCTTAGGACGGAAACCTTTAAGCGCATCTGCTGCACGACCATAACCCGAAGCGTCCATAGCCCTAACAGCATTGCGTACAAGTGCCTGCTCACTCTTCTCAAGTGTGGAAAGCCATGCCTCTTCGCCACCACGTTTAACAGCAGCGTTCCACAAACGATACAACTCAATACCCTTATTCATGTTGCGCAGGTCAGCACCTGCAGCAACAATCATAAACGTGTTACCCAAAGCGTTACGAACAACAAATCCTGGAGTTCCTACAGCACCAGCCTTGAAGAACGATGTGTATCGACCAAGGAACTTGTTGATACCACGAACAAATTCGGGTTGTTCAAAACGAGAGAAGTTAGTCAACATCTCAGCAAGCCACTTCTCTGCTTGATACGAAGGCATACCAATCTTCTCAAGCGTCACAAAACCTTGCTTAGCCTGACGTACAACACTTGCGCCCCACTCGCCATTACGCAAAGCACGCATCGCATCAATAGCATCACGAGCCTGATCCTGCGAATTAATCAAAGCCATATGAGCGCCCTGTGCTTGAATGCGAAGTTTGTCAATCACATTCATCTGATCATAAGACAACAAACCATCAAAGATGGTGTCGTTGTTATCCAACCAATCAAGAAGTTCAGCCATCTGCAAACGACCATTAGCGTCACGAGGAATGTTCTTCTCAATGTCAGCAATGTTCGCTAGAACACGATCACGTTCTTTACGGATTGGTTCAGCATAAGTCTTCCACCAAGTAGGCAACTCTTCACGAGCAACACGAGACTGATCCAAAGCAATAGCAGCACGTTGGTGAGTAACCCAAGCAGACATGAAGTTCTGATACTCATCAAAAACAACTTTCCGTTCTCCAGCAATTAGTTCACGTTCCCAAGGCACAATGTCTTCTATTTGCTGCTTCAAGCCATCAGCGACTTGAATCAAGAAGTTACGTGACACTCTGTTTTCAGCCAATTCAGTAAACGCTGCACGTTCAAGAGCATTAAAAATCTGCAACTCATCAGCCATATCCTGAATCTGAGCCTGAACCTTCAACTCATCTGTCATACGCTCAACAGCAGCCCTACGTCCCTTAGGATACTTCAGCGCCGTATCAACTGCTTCTTGCGTTCCAGCAGGAAGCAGTTTGTTCGCACCACTAGCAGGCACTGCTTCAGATGCTGCAGCAGCGACTGCACGCATCGCATCTGCTTCGCTCTTTCCAGCAGCAAGAAGATCAGAGTACATCTTCTCTGCGTCGACAACACCATCAGTAGAACTAGTAATGTTCTGAAGCGTTCTCCTTGACTGAACAGAAAGATCATCAATGTTCTTCTGCGCACCAGCGACACCAACTACTGGTGCTTCACGCTTAGTGTACGTACCAGTAGCAAGGCTGTAATCGTAACCGTATGGGGCTTCAGGGTCGCTGAAACGACCTGAAGCCTTCTCTGCTTCCAAACGTAATTTGTTAGCATGATCAGTCATGTCTGTCGCTGTAGAAACAGATTTATCCCAAAGTTCTTTCTGAACAGAGTTCTCTAAAAGATGTTCAGCATCCATGTGCTTCTTCTCAACAGAAGGAAGCCATGAATCATTCAAGAACTTAACTCTCTTCTCAAGAATCTCATTACTAATCTTGTCGCTTACATCAATCTGCTTAACGTTTTTGTTAACTTTTTCAAAGCCATACATGAACTCTTCACGAGTCATCTCGCCATTGTTAATAGCACGAACAACTTGATGCAACTTAGCCAAAGCAGCAGACTGCTGTTCAGGTCTAGATGCCGAAACAAGAATGTCGTAATGATCGGCCCACTTCTGAAGTTCAACAAGTTTTTCACCCGACTCTTCAGTGCTGGCAACAAGAGCATTCATTCTCTTATTAGCCTTGTCAATGAAATCATCAATGCCTCGTGTAATAGCATTGTTGCCAGTGAGTGCTTCACGTTCCACTCTATAACCAGCCTTGATGCGTGACTGATTAACAAGATCTCCCAAGATCGCATCTTGAGATTCTTTCAAATTTCTAATTTGTTTTTGAATACTCTTCTGATAGAAAAGAATATCGCCAATGTCTTCTTTCTCGAACATCAAACGCAAGTTCTCTTCAACAGCAGCAATCTTTGCCTTCAACTCGTTAGCAGCACGAGTTTTCAACACCTGTCGACCCGTGTCGACACCAGCATAGGATCTATTTGCAACTCGCTTAGCACCACGAGCAACACCAATCTCATCCAAAGACTTCAAATAGTTTTGGACATTAACAGCCCATTCTTTTTTAGCAACCTGAACCTGACGGGTACGCACAGCCTCACGCTTAGCAAGAAGAGCATCAACAGCCTTCTTGTCACCGCCTGAGATAAACAGTGATTCAAATTCAACTTGACTCAAAGTCAGTTGCTCACCATTAACCATGACAGGACGAGTGCCACCATTGCCAATAATATTCATTGAAGAATCAAATGATGACTTAGCAGTCATCATGCGTTTGTAATCCTCAGAATTTGTACGACGAGCCGCTTCTAATTCTTTCTTGGCAGCAAGTAACTCATTCTCAATATCTGCAACCTCATAAAGATCTTTAACATTCTTAGGCTTGGTGCGTGCAGCGACAAGACGAGCGTCAATATCTTTAACTTTTTTTTCAGCAGTTGCAACAAGATTAACAGTTACTTCATGTTCTTTCTGAAACTTCAAATAACCAGCATGAGCCTTATTGACAGCATTGACATCTTTAAGCCCAGCACCCTGATTATGGACAGCATAGTTAGTACCTTCAACAATGTCGTCGATAGACTTAACTTCTTTCCAAACCTCACCTTTCTTAACATAGATGGGTGTACCTTGCTGAAGTAATTTCTTAGCAACAGCAGTAGGAGATTCAATACGAGTAAAAGGTGTGTCCTCTGCAATGTTATAACGAGCAAGATCACTCAAAATAGAATGCAACTCTTCACGATCCTTAGCAGACGAATGCATAATACCTGACTGCAACGTCACCAAATCTTGATGTGCTCTCAACGCACGTTCAAGTTGAAGTTGATTAGCACCATCAAAAGACTGAGGCAAAGACTTAGAAGGATCAACGTTAGCAGCAAGGATCTGCTCCGCTGTCTGTCGTTGCGCAGCAAAATCTGCCTGTGCTTTAATGGCTTGTGCAGAAGCAGATTCTGCACTAGCCAAACGAGCAGCACCCTTCTCCCAATCATCAGCAATCTCAGTCAAGTTATACGCATACAAACTTGGCAACCTGTCAGTCGTACCACGACGACTACGCTTAACACCACCAATAACTAAATTGTCAAGATTAATAAAAGGATCAGCAGCATCAGAAAGCCAACGACTATTCCTATTAAAATCAAGTTGATGATCTTCCATCGTCTTAATAACAGTACGAACCCACTTGATCTGATCTCTAGCAGTAGCATCAGCAGCAAGATTGCCATAATTAGTTTTAACTTCAGCAAGCGTTTTCAACGCTTCCATAATCTCAGGGTTAGTGGGAACAAGACCATTGTCGCCATAAGCAGCGTAATACCAAGGAACAAGTTGCTCAGTAGTAAAACGAACACGTTCTTGACTAAGTTCAAAAATTTCTTTTTGCACTTGCTCGTACCTAGGAGTACCCTCAATTAAAGCACGACGTTCCTTAAGTAACTGTCCAGCCCGACCAGTGTCCTTACCAACACCACCACGAATACGCCACTCTCTCAACAAACGCTTAGCATCACTACGATTACCAAACTTACTGACAACAGCACCAGCACCACTACCATTAATCGCCTTATTAATAACGTCAAACAACTCGGCCTCACGACCAGTCCAATCCTGACGTTCAACTTCCTGCAACACATCACGCAAAGCAATAAGACCCCTGTTAACAGTGCGAGCCTCAGCGTTCGCACTATTACCAAAATGCTTAGCAACAGAGTTAACAACACGACGCATATAATCTTGCGTCGGAACAAGACCGAAAGGAGCAAGCGAGTTAACTAAAAGTTTCTGACGCTTAGTCACCTCAGCCTTAAAGTAGATCTCAACAAGGTGTCGTTGCAAATCTTTCTTGGCTTCGTCTGCAGCCTTCTGAGCAAGACTTGACGTATTAACGTCAAGTTTGTTGCCTTGTAAATCCAAAGGCTTACCAGTCTTAGAGTCAAAGTAAGTGACGTTAAAACTATCTAGTTCATCTTGAATGTTGCGTATCTCTTGACGCAACGACATCATGCCATCAGCAGCATCACGTTTAATACCATCACCAAACATGTCAGGACGATCAACCATAGTGGGGAAACCAATTTCCTCACCACCACCACGCACAGTTCCACGACCAGTAATCAAACTACGAGGATCAGCATTAATCCATTCATCCAAAGATTGATCGATAGTGTCAAATGAATCAAAATTATCAACATGCTCATCAAACATATCTAGATAATCATTAATGCGAACATTAAGTGTTCTGCCCTGCTGGTTAATAAGACCAGCCATCTGACCACCACCACCAACAGTGATGGTGAATTCTTGCGCCATAGAACTATCAACAGACCTACGAAGAATGTCTGTCATCTGACCAAACGTAAGAGGTTCAACCTGATCAGCCTCTTTTGCGAAAGGTGCAACAACATCACCCTGTTTCATACGGACGACAGAAGCAGGTTGATCAAATGCGTTAACACCAGCAATTTCACCAGCATCAGCAACTTGAGTCATGCCAGCAAGAGCAGCGTAATCCACTTCCTCTTGCAAGTAAGGATCAAACAACGCACGTAAAGACTCATACTCAGGACGATCAAGAAACTCCTGCAACATCGCAACAGGGACAAGCGCAGTTGGATCAGCACCAGCCTGCTCCAACTGTCCAACAAGTTTTGCTGAAGCAATATATTGATGCGCAGCGCCCTTAATATCTCCACTGAATTTACCAAGATCATCCTTGGCAGATTGAAGCACAACAAAATTCTTAGAATTTTTTCGTGCGTTCAAAAGACGAGTAAAGAAATCGTCAATACGAGCAGACTGCTCAGCAACCTCAATTAACTCGTCATAAGAAATATTTCCCTCAGCAGCAATACGTAAAACAGCAGTACGCATGTCACGAATGCTTGCTTCACCACGCAACGCACTGTTAACAACAGTGCGTAACTTTTCGGCATTCATCTGAGTAACACGACTTGGATCAATACGACTAGCAGGTGTCAACCCCTCAGGGTTGGCAGCACGCCACAAGTCTGTATCAACCAAAGCAGGAATATCATCTTCAAACTGTCCACCAGCATCACGGTAACGCTTAGAAAGAATACGTTCTTTCTGAGCACTCATCTGCCCAGCAGGAAGAACAGTGCCATCATCAAGAGTGATTGCTTCATTCTTGATGTTACGACGCATCGTGTTATACATGCCCATTGGGTTAACTTGTTCCTCTTTAGTAGGAGTAAGTCTTCCTTGAACACGAGCAGTCAACGTACCTTGAACATCGTCGTTAACAATGAAAGGAGTGCGAGCAGCATTAATAAGATCTGCATACTCAGCAAGATCATCGACATTGTCCATATTGGCAATGCGATCTAAATGATTGTTAAGAACATTGCCATGAAGTTGCAACAACTGTTCACTCTGCTGAATGCCCTGCAACTCAGTTTTGATTCTAGAACTTTCCTCAATAATGTCTGCTACCTCAACTTGACCAGCAGCAATCTTCTCATCAAGAACTCTGATACGTTCAGTTGTTGCAGTCAAACGACTTTCAGCGACACGAACAACCTCAGGTATGTCGTCATATAAACTACGCAAACTGTCTTGGCTTTGACGCAACACAGTAAGAGCAGCGTCCAAGCCTTGACGAGCAGACCACTCAAACTGCTTAGCCTTAGCGCCAGTCAAAATAATATTTCTAGCCTCATCACGCATACGCTGCAAAGGCGCTTTGATGCGTTTGCCAGCAGCATCTAAAATAAAATCGCCAGCCTCATTGGTAACCCATTCAAAACTGTCAGCCTGCATATTCAGATGCTTCAACAAAGTGTCGCCAAGATCATCAAAGATCTTGGTTGCCTCACCAAGATTCTTTTCACGCTGAGCAACAGTACGATTAACAAGACGTTGCTGTCGTCGCAAAATACCTTTATCAAAAACAAGTTTTGCATTAGCCTCTTGCAACACGCCAGTATCTACAAGATACTTGCGTCGAGCAATAATGCCCATCTGATCACCATACTGAGCAGAATACTTATCGAGCACACGATTAATATCGCTCTCAAAGAAGTCACCCTTGAAACCACCATCACGAGCAATCGTATTCAAACCATCAATAGTCAACTGCTCAGGCTTTTCCAAAACAGTACCGAAGAACTCGTCACCCAACTGCATACGATGCTTAAACGCACCAGCATTATCAAGAGGGTTAAACAACAAATCACGAAGGTTATTCGCATTGTCGTTGCTCTTATCAGCGATAAAACGATAAGCATCATCAGTCATCGTGTGAGGAAAATAGTTTTCAATCTTCCCAATAGGTGCAGCAGGGTCAGTAGCAAGAGCAGAGTTATCTACACGACTCCAAAGATCACCAAACATTTGTTTGACACGTTCAGCAATACGCATCTCTGCATCAAGCGCAGCACCCGTAGAGGTGCTCGCTTGACCCTCAAGAATCTTATAAACATTCTTAGAGTGAAGTTTCCATTCACCCGTACCAATTTCTTCAACCATCTTATAGATCTCGCCTTGAGCATAACGCAACTCTTTAGCAGACTCAGCACGATGGTTATTCAAAGAGATAACAGTACGCAAATACTTTTCTGCACGCTCAGGCGGTGCAGTACCACGAGCCAAAGCCTTACGAGCAGCAGCAGCATCCTCAGGGGTAAACAACTCTGCAGCACGCTTAAACACATGGTCACCACTCCACGTACGCATCGACGAAAAGCCCTTTTCAAAACCCTCACCCAAACGTGTCGTACCTTTAATGCGCTTACCCATGAAGTACAAGCCTGCACGATCAACACCCAAAGCAAGATCAGTGAAGTCTTTAGCGTCAAGAGCAGAACGACCATAACGTGCAATTGCTGCAGCCTTAGAAGCGTCGCCACCCTTATCTAAGTAACGTGTAGCAAGAGCCAAACGTCCTTCTTTGCCAGCCATTGAGATGCCCTTAGCACCCTTCATGACATTACCGAACTCGTCCAACTGCTTCATACCAGCAGCGATCTTGCCACCACCCAACGTCACATACGTCAATGGGTCAAGAAGAACGTCACCAACAAATCCTAAACCACGATTAACCCAAGCACTATCTGTCAAGTCACCAATGACTTTACCGAAACCAAAAGTAGGATCAAAAACCTGCTTGCCAAGATCGTCCCACGAAGCCTTAGTATTCGGATCGTTATCTAGATAGTCTTTGATTTCTTTAATAGGAGAAATCAAAAGACGTTGAGGGATAGAGATAACTTCTCCAGCCTTAGCAACGACTTGCCCAACAGGCGACTCCAATACGTCAGTGAGGAAACCCTTCCAGCCACCAACATCAGGTGGACCTTGAGCACCAGCACCACCATTGGTGTAGTCCTTACGGAGAGTGCTACCAATTGTCTGCTGGTTCAGAACACTTTTGAGTGTCTGAACCGAAGCAGATGTAGCCTGCTGCTTGGCAGCACGAGCAAGATCAAGACGAGGATTATAAACAGCCATCACTAATAGGTAAGGTTGTTACCTTCCTGTAAGCCCCATAGCACGTTGATTTAAAGCATCAGAAAGAGGTGTTCTATCAGCAAGTTTAAGAGCCAACAACTCACCAATCTGCTTATTCCCCGCAGTTGCAGAGGCACGAGCCAACATGTCCTTCATTTGCCTATATTCTTTTTCGGCATTCAAAGTATTAGCAGAATTGCTTGCAGCGCGATTAGTCATTAACTGTGTTTCACGCTTATCAGCAGCAGAAACAGGCAGCCCAGTAATCAAGCCACCAGCAGACTTATAGCCAAGAACTGCTTGTGCGCGATCACGATTAATTTGGTCAGGCTTATCCATGAGAGGGTTGCCAGTGGTTTCCAAAATGCTTTGCATTTTAGGAAGCCAACTATCACGTTTCTCTATCGCAGTTGGATGACGATAACTAACAATGTCGTTGCCTTCATAAACTGGAATCCATGTATCATCATCTTCACGCCAACGATCAAGAAGCCACTGCTCAGAAATATTTAACTTTTTAGCCAAGGCTTTAACGTCAGATTCAGAATTAGGAATCGGGTTAACAACAGGGGCTGACTCGTCAACTGTCGTAGGATTATCTTTGGCGTAAGCAAGCATACGAGCCTTAGCCAATTTAGTAGCACCCTTTGCCTCGGAAGCCTTAGAACTTAAAGCAGTATTTTGAGATTGCAAACGAGCAAACATATTTTGCAAATCAGAACTTATAGGCATCGTATCAAGCGTGTACTGTTCAGTAGGTTGAGGCAAGCCAGCCTTACCATAAACATTGCTTTGTTCAGAATTGCGTAGATCTTCTTGATACTTAAACTCTGCGTTTTGTTTATCTCCAGCCTCTTTAAACATTGAGTCAATCTGAGATTTAACATCAGCAATAGTAAGACCAGCACCAGTCGAATACTCGTCAACACCCAAAGCCTCAGCAACAGCACTAATAGCGTTCTGACGATCAATAGTTCCACTCATAATTGCTTGAGCAACCTCTTGCCAAATAGGAGTAGCACTATTTAGCGCACCAGTTAAAACTGGTGTCGCAAACTGAAAAGGTGTAGAAGTTAAAGACAAAGGATCATACATGTCATTAGCAGCAGCAAACTGAGGATTAAATAGCGTCGACAAAAGATCCTGCTGATAGTTCAACTGCGACGAAGGTGAAGGTGACTTCCCACCTGAACCATTCTGCAAATATTGAATCAAAGCCAAAGGATCATTAATTTTCGGGGCCATTATTGTCCTCCAAGAAGAGCCATAATCTGCGACACATCAATACCCTGACCAGCAAGACCCAACAACTGTTGCATCAAAGTATCCTGACGACCCTGAGTATTCTGCTGTTGACTCAAGTTCGCCTGCAACTGACCAGCACCCAACTGATTCAAGAGATCACCCAAGCCAGTCTGATTCTGCAAACCAGCCTGCAAACGACCCTGACCCAAACCAAGCAACTGTTGCATATACGTACCCTGCTGAGCCTGACGAGCCTGCGTAGACTGCTGCAACGCCTGCAACGCTGCAGCACGCTGATTAGCAGACAAATCTTGCTGAGCGCCAGCACGAGCCACATTCACATCGCCAATACGAGACTGCTGAGAAGCCTGCTGAGAAGCACCCAACAACTGAGCAAGGTTATTGAATCCCCCACCTGTCGTCGCATTTTGTGATTGCAACATATCTTGCAACGCTTGGATGCCACCCTGAGGAGCACCTGCAGCCTGACTATAAGCAGCCATAGGATCGCTCACAGCAGGAGCATTAACCATCTGCAGTCCAGCATAAGGATTACCTTGACCACCAAGAGCCTCTAAGGCTCTTTGAGTGGTCTCGTCAATAGTTGCACGACCAGCATCAGACTGAGTGTTAATTTCGCCAGCAGTTTGGTTATACATTCTTTCCAACATTGCTAACGCATCTGTGTTTAAACTACCAAGTTGTGCTTCAGCACCACCATAAAACTGATCAATCATATCCTGCTGTGCTTTAGCACGAGCCTGAGCATCAGCAGACAACTGACCATACCCACTATCGATCATAGGATTAACAGCAGAATTATTCATACCAGTCGCATACTTTGTTAACGCTGCAAGTAAAGGAGCATTAGTATTTTGAGTCTTTCCAGTGTTGCTACTTACAGGTGGTTTTGGTTTATTGCTTGAATTAGCAGCATTAGCACCACGCACAGCAGTGCTCACGTCATACCATTTACCTAAACCACTTGCATTCAACTGACCTTGACTACCAAGATCTGCTGCAGCAGCAACAATGGGATTACCCATCTGTTTCCAAACAGGAACGCCAGTGTCATACATATCCTGCATAGGAGTAAGACGTTTACCAACATTCTTTTTACGGTCTGCTTGCCGTTGTATCTGATCAGCACTAGCCATAACTCACGCTCCTAAAAATGGGCGTAAGCCCGCTAAAGAAGCAGCCGTAGACAAAATGTCACGCTGCTTCGCCAACTCAATATCAGCCAAAGTATTCGTATACCCAGCCTGCGACTGGGCATCCTGCAAGTCGTACTGTGCTAACTGCTGACGCAAAGCGTCCAACTGGTCGTTACGTTGGTTCATCCAGTTCTGCGAATAATCAGAAGCAGCACCTTTAAAAATGCCACTATTACGCAAACCACGCTTGCCATACCCAGCCCCGAAACCCTCAAGACCTTTAGAAGCAGCCTTGTCAGTAGCCATAACATCACGAGCGCCACGTTGCTGCGACAACATGCGGCTAAATGCGTTCATGGCTAAAGAAGCGTCACGCTGCATAGCAGCGTTACGCTTTTGAGGTTCGTAGTTTAAACCTATATCAGTGTAAGCCATCACTAATCACCCTTTTCGTTACCCTCACCCTTATCCACAGAAGCCACAAAAGCCTCCAACAAGGCAACCTTCTGAGCATATTCAGTTACTTGTCGTAGCAAAGATTCAATAACTTTGCCTGCATCTACCTGTGATTGTTCACTCATTTTGCACCTTCCAATGCTTTCAAACGACTACGCAAATCCTTAACCTCTGCCACAAGAACAGATACAACACCATGAAACTTCCAGCCAGCAGGCTTCAAGTTTCCTTCGCCATCATCCTCATACTGAGCCAAAAACCCTGTACCAACCTCAGCAACTTCTTCAGCAATAAACCCATACTCAAGGTCAGCGTCTTTCCAAGCAGAAGTAACCTCGTCATCAGTCTCATCTATCTTTGCTTGATAAGTCACAGGATTCAACTGATCAATCAATACACCACTATCAGTGAAAGTCTGAATATTGCGTTTACCTTCACGCATAGAAGTAAAATGATAATACGCAGGATAAATACTTGTTGACCTGACGACATACTGAAAACCAGTCAATGTTGTCGTTGCGGTAGATGTATTCCAAATATTTCCTGTAGTTAACAAACCAGCAATGTTAGTAGCAGTAGAACTACCATCGCCAACAATAAGGGTGTTAGCACCATTAGCACCAATATTGACAGTGCCAGCACTTGAGGTACGTAAATACATGATGGCATCACTAGAGTTATTGCCAATAAGCAAATAACCCTTGTTGCCTATAACGCCACCATAGTTGCCATTCGGCCCCCAGTCACCAAGAGTGAAAGCAGCAGAAGAAGCGCCATCAACAGTCAAAGTAGACAAAGTACCTATAGAAGTAATACCCGTATACGACCCACTAAGACGAGCAGAAGCAAGAAGTCCACTTGTTAAACTAGAAGCATCAGTAGTTGCCAACGTACCCGACGTTGGCAACGTCACACTCGTATTGGCAGTGACAGTCAGCGTAGTAGTAAAAGCACCTGATGTAGTAAAGTTGCCACCAATCGTTATAGTTTTACCAGTGTTAGCAACACCAGTGCCACCATACTGACCTGCAACAAGAGAACCATTCCACGTACCAGCAGTCAAAGTTCCTACACCAGTAATACCCGTATAAGAACCACTCAACCTTGCAGAAGCAATAGTCCCACTTAAAAGCGTTGAAGAAATATCACCAACAGTGACAGTACCCAAACCCGTAATACCCGTATAAGATCCACTAATACGTGCAGAAGCAACTGTGCCTGACAACAATGTTGCAGGAACAGTTCCAGCAGTCAAAGTACCCACACTCGTAATAGAAGTTTGTGGAGTATTAATCCACAAACTAGAACCATTACGCATCAAAATGTCGCCCGTAGTAGGCGACGTAATCAGAACATCATGAATCTCATCTAACTCATAACCATTCTGACAACGAACATAAATAATGCCGTTGCCAGCATTAGCACGAACAACAACACCAACATAAACCATATGATTAGGCGCAACAGGTTTAGTAGCAGTAAACGTCCCAGCAGTAGAACCCAAATACAAAGTCTGCCCAGCAGTATAACCACCAGTATTACATTTATAAACATAACCCAACGTAGTCACAAGACCATCAGCATTAGGAGCAATACTCTCAGCGACGACACCAAGAGTCTTAGCACTCGTAGCATCACTCGTATTAAACGCACGTTTAACAGTTGCACGATCACCCTGTTGAGCATCCAAATACACGACAGTACCAATGGTCAATGTCGTTGATTCACCATTACGCACAAATGTTTCAGAAGATTGAGAAATGACTTCATCAATAATCGTGGTTTCAAAATGCTTAAGATACTCTGTTAAAGATCCAAAGATCTTTTGCAGAGGTCTGCTGTTGTCACCACGCAGGGACGCAACATCGGGTGCGGTCCAAGTTGTCATAGTTTGATGATGTAGTTCACCACAATGTAAGGAGCAAGATTACTGAACGCTGTGCCACTACCTTCAAAAGCAGTAGAACCACTCATAGTGTGCGTGTGTCCACCACCAGTAGCGACAGATCCTGATATGGCGTGTAAGTGAGACCCCAGTGCTGTCGATTGGTTCGTGGGAGTTTGAGCATCAACAGTAATAGGATGAGTGTGAGTTGAACTGTAGTCCGTGTAAGGACCACCATTAGCAACAGCCATACCTCCCAAGGTTGAGGAAGTTCCATCAATAAGACCATCGGCATTGCTATCGTATCCAGCAATATATCCACCAGCAATATAACCACTATTGCGTATAGCGAAAGAACCCAAACCTGAAATAATTCCATGTCTATGGTTTCCATCTGCCGTACTACTAGCAGTATGCGCATGCGCATCTTGAATGTGTGTATGAGAACCAAGATTGGTATTAGCAATAGCCAACGTACCAAAACCATGAACGTGATCAGCAATCGTGTTAGGGGCAATAGTTCCAACACCATGTTGGTGAGAAGGCATATTAGCCGTAGTCAACGTACTGGTCTTAGACCCACCAGTTTCAGCCAAAGCATCAAACTCAGTCTGAGTGGAATCCCTACCCACAGGAATACGACCCTGCAAGTTAGGAACATTATAAGTAGTCGTACCATCACCAGCACCATAAGTCGTACTGATAGCAGTGAACAAACGACTATACAAAGGATTAGTACGACTAAGAGCCTGACCCTGACATAACACCCATCCTGTCGGCGCAGTAGAAGCACCATACTGAGTGATCACACCAGCAGGTAAAAAGTTATCTACATATGCTTTACGTACAGCCTGATTATCAGTCGTAGGATCAACAGCAGGCAAACTAGGAATAGCCGTGAACGCAATACTTGCGTCACGTTGAATAGTTTCAGTATTCAGAAAGTTAACGACACTTGAAAAGTTGGAGTTAACTTGAGTACCATCAGCATTAGTACCATTAGCGAACGTATAAGTAACAGCAGCAGTAGCCATCAGGCACGCACCTTTCGAGGATTATATTTATAAGTAATAGAGTTGACACCCCAAGGTTTTCCACCCTCACCTTGAATTTGCAACTGAACGCTGCGAGCAAGTCCTAAAGACTTGCCGACAGCAAAAGCAGAACCACTAGCACTAGCACCCCAGTTGGCTTCATTCCAACCAGCGTTAGCATCAGGTTCTGTAGCAGTAGCATTCCAAATAAGAGAAGAACCCGAAGCATCCAAAGCAAGAATATAAGTCTTAGCAACGACAGATTCTTCCCAATCGTGATAAACACGCAAAGTTAAATTAGTGGCAACAGAGGTTTGCTTCACAACAAAGTCAGGTCGTCGCCACATCTTACGAGCAGAAACATTATTAGCGTCCTGCCAAGGAGTCGTATAATACGAAGTGAAGTTAGCAGCACCAGTACCAACATCATCTTGATACACGCTCAATTGATCTACTTTTAACACATAAGCGTTAGAAGGATGGCAAGCCAAATTATAAGTCGTGCCAGTTGACGTAACAAAATCACACCCACTACCAACACCTTTACCATCAGAAGTCTGATACTTACTCCAAGCACCGCCCTGCTTCAAGGAAGGATCATAAATATAAGAAGCAGTAGCCTTAGTATTAGAACCCAAAGGAAGAGAAACCCAAATCTTCTGATTTATTGCAGCAACACGAATTTCGTCCTGAGCAATATTGTTAATCTGCCCAGTCTGAACCAAAGGACGAATAGAAGTAAACAAATCACTGAACTGCTGACCATCATACTTAAATAGTCCATCAGGCCAAGAAAAGAAATACACTGCAGCCTCAGTAGCCACAACACTCAAAGGATTAACAGCACCAACCTCATTCGTCAAGTTAATAACTTGAAACGTGTCAGTCGAATAACCCAAAATAGAAAACACTGCACGCTTCTTAAACACAAGAAGATTGCCATTAAAAGGAATGATTGCAGTGATCCCCGAACCACCCTCAACAATGTCAATATAATCGTTAGTCGCCCACGACTCACGATTAATAGGATGCGAGAAACGCACACGGTTCGGATAATCAACGCCACCTTCAGTCGTATACGCACACCACAAACGATCCACATGCGAAGCAATCTGACGACACTTAGGTGCATACCCAGTAACAGGAGCAGCATAATCATCCGCATACGCCGTACTAGCGTCAATCAATGAACTCGCAGTATTAGTACCATCCCACTTATGGGTAAGAGCACCAGTACCAATATAAACAAAACTTTCCGTACTCGCAGACCACGAAGTAAACGACGCACCAAAAGGTGCAGTCGTATTCACACCAATAGTAGAAAACGCAGTTGTCGATGCACCATAAACAACATTATTAGCAGCCAACAAAACACGAGGAGAACTATTATCCCAAGCGTACAAGCCCTTAGGCGTGAACGCACCATTACTAATCCCACCAATAGCAGACGTATTCAACTTTGTCATACCACCACGTACAGTTAGACCACCACGTGGATCAATATCCACGTTCAACAAATCAGGTGACTCAGTACGACCCAACTGGAACGGGTCAGCACGAAGATTCAAACCACCAGTGAAATCATCTGTACGAAGCAACGACAAACGACTCATTGACCAAGAGTCCTACCAAGTGACTGCAACCACCAACGACGAGACCTACTAGGAGCACCATCAGACACAGCAAAAGGACGTTGCGACGAAGGACGCATAATGTCCGAAATAGCAAGCCTTACCGCTTCATCGAATGTTTTTCGATAGAAAGTAGCCAACTCGACATCTTCTTGTAATTGGTAGATCTGCGCAACACCGTAGTACACCAACGATTGATGCAATCTTGCGTCAGCATCAACTTCCGTAGAGTCTGAAGAGGACCAGTCGTTCGATTTTCTGTACCCTCGTACAACCAAAGGATAAACCGTATCAGGTTTCGGCCACAAATGGATTTGATCTTCCCAAAAAGTGTAATACAAAGGTCGTGAAGTTTGATCATAAGAACCAACCCACACCGCTTCAGCATCATCATAAGAAATAAACTCCAAACGATTACCCACCGCAGAAGTATCAACAAGAGAAATAACTTCACGAAGGTTGCCATCACCAATAGTATTCATTGGATAAGCACGTTGCCCAGCAACAGTGCTCAAGTTGAAAGTTTTCTGATAAGAAGGCCAACGACGCTCTAACGAAACAATACGTTCAAAGCCATCCTTAATATACATATTAAGAAGAGTGTCAGAAACATCTTGTTGATCAAGATCAACAATCTCACGAATCTTAGAACGAATCTCAGTCAGGTTCACTGGCTATCTCCTTCGCCTTCTGTCGTAGATGACCAATGCAATAGTCAGTACCTTTGGCACGAGCACCCTGACATGTTTCCTCATTAGCAATGCAACGAGTGTGTCCAAGGTATGGCATGCCACCAGCAGGCGCAGGTGATGCGTCTGCTGTGGCAAAGGGTCGTGAGCCTACGTTTGCAGAGACTCCATAATATGAGTAAACAGGTGTTCCAGCCATCAATAGTAGGCTGAATCGTTACCTACTTAGTTTTAGGAAGAGTCTTGCGACCAGTGTTAGCAGCCTTACGACCTGCAGCACCATAACCCTTAGCCTGCATCAAACGACCAAGAGCGTTATAATCAACGCCACGCAATTTAGCCTTCAAAGCCTTAGTGTCTTTAATGGATTGTGCTTCAGACTTTGCACTAGCACGAGCAGCAGCCTTTTGATCTCCAACCATTGAACCACCACCACGAGTAGGACGAGCAACGCCAGTGTTGCCCTTACCACGTGTAGGACGTACTACATCAGTTGCTTTGCGACCCGAACCACGAGTAGGACGAGGTTGCGCTCCACCAGTCGGACCATAGGTTTTAGAACGCTTGTCACGCTCGTACGCTGCTACTGGAGACCCAGGATTTTTTGATTTTCCACCACTTGGCTTATCGCGCATAATAACTCCCTAAAAATAGATTCCTATAAGATGAATTGAGCGTTACTTAAATAACAAAAAACCCACCCCGAAGGGTGGGTTCTCTGCATTCCTTGTCGGAAAAACTCAGGCAGTCTTAGCCGTAAGTTTACCCTGACGCTTACGGTTACGAATCGTAAGGTTACCGTAACACATGATGAGCGAGTAACGAGCATCAAGGTTTTCGGGACGGATAAACGGCGTAACTTCAAACCACTTGTCTGAGTGACCAACCAAAGTGATGTACTTACTGTTCAAGAAGTACATGTTTCCAGCAGGACAGTCAACGTCATAAGCCACAGGAGCAGCCTTGAACAACAAGTTTTGGAAGCCTGCATCAGCAGTCTTGGTGTCGGTGTAGCGCAATTGAGGCTGCAACAACGACTCATACTTTTCGAACAAAGTCTGAGTACCAAGAATCATGTCAGGATGATCGTTACCAACAGAAACGCTGTTATAAGCAGTCGTCATCTGAGCAAGACTCAAAGCAGCAACAGTGTTTTCCTCGTATGAACGCCACCAAGTTTCAGTAGCCGAGTTAATTCCACCAACACTGTTACCTGAT